TAAGTTTTAAGTATAGTGAAAAGTAGTTATGTTTAGTGAAAAACGATTAAGTAAACAGAATTGTTTACTAATTAATCTTAAAAAGAAAAGTATGTATTGTAGTAATTGTGGTTGTGCTAAAGATGAAACGGATTATATTCTGTCGTCGCAAGCTAACAAGGATAGACTTGACGAGGCTGTGTTGAGTTTTAAAAAGAACTCAGATGATTTTGAGAAGATAACCCCCGAAGGGTTGTTGGACTTAGGGTTTGAAGAAAACTATCAAGAGCCTGAGATTACGGATTGGTGTACATCGTCAGGGTTTATTTATTATTCCTTAACAATTAAAGGGGTGTCGTTCTTTACAGAAGAAGGTGTAGTTATTCTAGATGGTGGAGAGTGCGAGGTTGAAATTAAAGACCTTGATAAACTAAAAGATTTAATCCTTAGTTTAAAAGAGCTATAATATAAACTACAACCATTATAGAGGCGTAAAGTCCTTTTGTAAATTTATTCATACGCCAAAAATAAGTAGAATTAAATTAACGTGTGTTAAGTAAACATTAAATTTCAGAAAAAATGCAAGTAGCAGAGCAAGCTTTAAAATTAATGAGGGATATGACGGCATCTGACGATGAAAACAGCTTTATGGCTGCGTACTCAACAATGCAAGTAGAGGTTTCTAGAATGAGAGAGGAGCTGTTACAGTCTATTGGGAAAATGAAACCCGAAACATATAAAAAGAAAGAGGAAAGGGTGGAGAGTCTTTCGCAGTGCTTAGTGCTGTTCCACCAATGCTATTTCAAAATGATGTATTACAAACAAGAGATGGTTTCTTGGAAACATAAGAGTTTGGAAAAGGAGTTAGAATTTACTAACTTTGTTACTAAAGGATTTGAAACAAGCTAATGAGTAAGATAGAGGAGCAGGTCTGCTTTAAGATTTTAAAGCGTTCTGAGGTAGGGAAGTCTAAGTACGGTACTACAATGGAGAGAGGTGACTTAAGTCGCTTAGAGTGGCTTAAACACACTCAAGAGGAGCTTATGGACGCTTGTGTTTACATAGAAAAACTTATTGATGAGGAGGAAAAGAAAAAGCCTTATAAGAACTGCCGCTGTAAAAGCGGGATTCCGAAGTGGACTAGAACATCGAGTTTGGAAGAATTTGAAACAGAGAAAGGCAAAGGGGATTGAATACGAAACCCTTAAGCTTAAATACATAATCCCTTCGAGTGAGCATTCTTATACCCCCGATATAATCCTATCTAACGGAATTATATTGGAGGTTAAGGGTCGCTTAGTAAAGGCGGATAGGGATAAGCATTTATTATTAAAGGAGCAACATCCTGATTTAGATATTAGGTTTTTATTCCAAAGCGCAAATAACAAGATAAGAAAGGGTAGTCAAACTACTTACGCTCAGTGGTGTAATAAAAATGACATAAAATGGTGCGAGAAAATCGTTCCCGACACTTGGCTGAAAGAAATTAAATAGTATATTTGACTATTCCCTGTTTTATCTCTGCATAGTTGTGTTTTTGGTTAAACACATAGTAGCCCTTACGTTTGTAGGGGTTACTTTTTTTTAGTATATTTATCAACAAGAAAATTACAACTATGGATAAGCAGTTTAGACCAAGACTCTCAGAGCTTGAGTGGGATTTAGTTAAAAGGGCAAGAGCCTTTGAAGGTAAAACAGAGACGGGAAATGTATTAGTTATAGGGGACATCCACGAACCCTTTTGCTTAAACGGATACCTTGAGCATTGCTTAACTCAATTTAGGAAGCACAGATGCTCTGAAGTAGTGTTTATAGGCGATGTAATAGACTCTCACTACTCAAGCTTCCATAGGGCTGACCCTGATGGTTACGGTGCAGGAGAGGAGCTTGATAGAGCTATAGAAAGAATACAGAAATGGCATAAGACTTTTCCTGTCGCGAAGGTTTGTATTGGAAACCACGATGCTATTGTCCGTAGAAAAGCGTTTGACTCAGGAGTATCTGCTAGATGGATTCGTGACTACGATGAAGTTTTAGGTGTTGAAGGGTGGGATTTTAAGGAACACCACAAAGTTGGAGAGGTTCTATATGTTCACGGAACAGGAACTTCAGGAAGAAATGCAGCGGCAAACAAGTCTTTACAGTTTAACTGTAATGTTGTTCAAGGACATATCCACACAGAAGCTTCGGTAATTTATAATGGTAGCTATTGGGGTATGCAAGTTGGTTGTGGTGTAGATAGAAAATCTTACGCTATGGCTTATAGTAAGCACTTCGCTAAGACCTACAAGTTGTCTTGCGGGGTTGTCTTAAAGAACGGAAACCTACCTATAGTGATTCCTTTTACTTAGAATCAGGGGCGTAAACGGTAGCGACTGCTAATGCCATTAAAACCAAATGCTGCCAAGTAACTTCCCCCATAACCTCCATTTGATGTACAGCGGCAATAGCTATAACACCTCCTATAGTTCTTTTGCTAGACCACTTACCATTCTTATCCTTAAACATTTTAGGGACAATAAAGGACATTAGTTTAGCTCCCGTAGTTATTAAAGGATTAATCACAGGCTTGCCTTGTTTAAGTTCTTTTTCAGTTAGGTTCTTATTCTTCCTTCTTAGTCCCATAATTCGGTACTATAAATTCTAAAATCTTATCTAACTTTCCAAATATAGCGTCATCTTTAAGGGAAGGGGTTAACCTTACTATTACCTTAGCTGCCGCCATAACGCAAACAATAAGTGCTACTATATCTGTTCCGTTTTGTGAAATGTACTCAATCATATCTTTTAAATTACGGTTATGAAAAATGAGTTAGGTAATATTCTTAGCAAGTCATCTAAAGTATCCCTACTAGACGTTACATCTAATTCATTATCTCCGTTAATATCAGCGTAGGATTTTCCTACAGCTACGCAGCCTCTTAATTGTGTGTAAAAATTAGCTGAATGTATTAATATAAAATCTCTATCGTAAACATCTTGCAATATAAAATGCTCTCCGTGCTTCTCTGAGAACCTAGTAGACACCTCATATTCACCTCTAGGTATGCAGGATACGTTTCTTTTATTCTCTCTCCAAGGGAGTTCTAAAGTTTTACACTCATAGCAAACCTTTAGCTCATCATAAATAGTTAAAGAGCCTAGAGTTTCTTTCCCCGTTTCTAGTAGTCTGTTTAGTACAACTTTCATATCCTTTTAGTGAGTGCTTCCGAAAATGGAGTGTTGGAAATATACGATGTCGCTTCCTGAACCGTCGTAACCATCATTCTTAAGCAACGCCCAAACAACTTTCCCTTTAGGTATTGTAACTGATGAAGTTATCTCGAAGTTGTGGGAATGGTATGCCGTAGCATCAATGGTGATGCTCCCCACGAGTGTAGCGTTTGCAAGGCTTGTAACCCCCGTATCCTCGTCAGTGTAGTATAAAGAAACCTCCACATCGCCCGAAGCGTTACGATTATTTATAACCCCTGCCATTCCTGCGTTACGTAAATCAAAGGGTGCAACGATACCGTTGTAAGCTCTCTCAGCGGGGATTGCCTCTACATCTGTAACGTAACTGCTCCACATCTCCCCTCCGTAATTATTATCCCCGTAGTAATATCTATTGGTAGCTCCAGTAAAACACTTACCAAACCTACTCACTAAGATGACGTTAGAGGTGTCGTCAGGGTAATTACGAGTAGACTTTACTAGCGTGTGAAGAAATGCTCTTAAATTCTCAAGCGTAACCCCTCCTTTTACGTTACTCTTAAAATTATCCTCTATAAAGTGAAGTAAGTTATCTCTGTTAAATTGCTCTGAAGAAGAAACGATTGCCGTCTCCCCCACTCTCCCTTGGTCGTCAAATAAGTTTTTGTAAATTGCCGCCGTGCTTTTATAATCATCTGTAGTTGCCATAGTTATTTCTTTTTGTTATTCTTTCTTTTTAACCACAAATCATACAGCCTACAACTAGTGTACACAATAGCCATAGCTAAAGAGAAAATCCTTAACCCTTGTTCAATATGGCTCATAGTCGAAACTACTACCGCTGAACCGTTAACCACAGCTATCTCTATTGAATCTTTTATTTCTGTCACTAAATTACTCATAGTAATTATCTTTCTTCTTCTTATTAGTATATCTATTAACCTTAGAGCCGTAAGCTAATACCCCCCCCAACCTAACTACATTGTTTCCGTTAGAGTGCTTATCATTGCTTGAGTGTTCATAATTAGTAAAAACCCCATCATTATCAGAGTCGTCTAACCAATTAATCATATCTTTTTTGAGAATCTCAGCCTTTCTAAAGGTATCTTCTTTTAAAATTGACATCTCTGTTCCGTCAGCAGAATCACTCCACTCATCCTCGTTTGTAACAATACCACTAGAGGTAGTGTTGTACTGCATATCGTTTAAAACCTCATACTTAACGTAGAAAGCTAGGCAGGGCTTTATGTAATTATTTAATAGGGTAGTCTCGTTAGCGTCTAAAGTTCCGCCTTCTTTTTTTAATCTTAATTGACCCCAAAAGTAATCCCCTAAATGCTGTTTAAGGTGCGTTAGCTCGGCTATAAGAACTATATTATCATCTATGATAGACGAATCCATATTAGCATTTGTCATAGCTTGGCTAACAACCTCTGCCGCTGTAATTAAGTTTTTATATTGTCTGTAATCAGTCGCCGCCATTATCTTTGGAGTTTAAGTTATGTAAATAAACATCTTCTAAGTCAGGTCTTTCTTCTAATCCAATCAACGCTCTTAATTCGTTCACATCCGCTATCATTTTAATATCAATATCAGCAGCGAATCCAATAGGGGATTCAAACTGAACCTCTAAAGATGAAGCGTCTAAATTCAACACCTTACCGATAGCGTCACGCATAGGTTTAAATACTTGTTCTATCGTATCTTGGATAACGGTTCTCATAACTAAGTCGTATGAAATCCTAATCTCACTTCCTGTATTATTCATCTTACCACTAGAGACAATCCCTGATAACGCAGGTTGCCACCTATGAGCAGTAACTATGTTATTACGGGTAAGTTCTTGATATTCCATAAAAGAGCCATCCTTATCGTCTTTAAGAATCTGAACGTTAGAACTACCGCCTCCCGCACCATCTTTAACTAAGAATAATATCTTACCATTATTCCCTTCTCCTGTAAGCTTGTCTTGAGCTAAAGAGATTAATTCCTCAGCTTCATCGTCACTCATAGACCCTTCTATTTCTATAATAGCAGAGGGCATAAATCCGTTTTCAAACTTAGACCGATTGTACTTCTGAATAAGGTAATCTATTTCAATAGAACCGCTTTCAGCAGCAGCAATATAATCAGGGATACCATACCGTTGGAATCCGCTTTCGTAATCCTTGAACATAAGGATAGAGCGCCCATTTTTAAAGTTAGGGTACATCGGTACTTTTCTAACTTTTTTATCTTTAGCATCGTAGTGAGTCCAGTCAGGGTTTATATATACTGATTGCATATTTTTACCAACCCTACACATAGTAGAATCAATATGGTACATATTACACCCCCCTTCGTATTCTACGAACTCTATGTAAGCGTTTCCGAATGTATAAAAATCATCTACAACTAACCTGAAAAGGTTTCTAAGGGACTGAGACTTTGGGTTAACCTCTTTAATGTAGTCCTCTAACTTTGCGTTAATAGTAGTTATCTTGCTACCCGCTGTGTAAGTTGCTTTTTGAGATAAGATAGCCCTGTGAGTACTTGATTTTCGTTTTAACTCAGCAAGGTATTGAGGGAATAGGTTGTCATCTCCGAACTTATAAAATTCTTTTGATGTAATTTCCCTTTGCCTCTCCATAAAATTAGGCATAGGAGCTAGGTTAACTATATCAAACTTAACCCGACCACTAGCATTTCTTTTTATGGTGTCAGACATAGCGCTAGCTACGAATCGACCTTTAGAATCTCTTTGTCTTTTAGTCACAACTTATAGTATAATGATTGAACAAATATAAGAAATTAATAGGCTACTTCCGTAGTTTCACCTATTAATCTTATATATAAAAAAGCTACCTATTAAACTACCG